TTGTGATCTCGTTGACGAGATCGTCCATCGATGAGAAAGGCATGGTTATCCCCAGGCAAATTGCAAGAAGCCGCGCAGTAACGGAGCGTTCGCGCTGCCGTTGTTCAGTATCCAGTTGAGGTACGCGCCGGTCTCGATCTTTGGGCACGAAGCCGAGTGCGGCAGCATGGTCTTCTCTGCCGCTGTGGAGTTCTCGCGTATCTGCAGATGCGCCAGCGGCTTAATCAGCACCGCATTGAATAGTCCGCCGGGTGAGCCTGACACTGTGATCGACTCGATGCTACGGATTCCCTTGTCGCCACTGTCCAGCGGGATGAATGGCGACAACGCGCCAACGTCAGTCGTGGCATTCGATGTGTTTGCGAGGGCGCCGATGACCGTGTTGGTGACCAGCCCAGCGGTTGAGATGCGCCCAGACACTCCGTCGGAGTTGGTGTATCTGATCGTCACGCTGCCGACCTGCGTCATGGGCGAGGCCACTACGATCATGCACTGTACCCCGTCGCCCGAGGTGTACCTGGGCAATGGCGCGGTGTTGTCCATGTCCTGCTGGTCAGTGGAGTCTCCATCAATCAGCGGGTAAAACATCAGGTAGTCTGCCAGCAACAGATAGCCCGGCACACCCGTGCCGGCGCTCACGGCCTGCATGACATGCAGGTATTTCTCTTGCCCAGGTTCCGGCGTCGGGCCGGTGTAGATGCCACGGTTGCCTGCGCCTATCAGCGGCGTGGCTTCCAGGGGATTGCCGACGTAGGCGTTATAGACCGGAATGCCCGAGCCCACGCTGCAGTCAGCCCACCGCCCGCCACCGGCTGCAGGCACGGCGATCTTGTAGAAGAACGACTGCCACTCGCGGCCATCATCGGCCACCGAGTCGGCGAGCTGGCGGACGCTATTCAGCGACATCGGGTGTCACCTCTACATGCCAATCCACTGCACCATCTGGGTGATCTGGGCACGCTTGCACCTCGTTGTCCACAAGCTCAAGGTCTCGCAGACAGTGGGCGCAAAAGTACCGCAGAGTCACATCAGTCCACGGTGGCGGTCATCGCGCCGGCAGCGAACTGCGGCTGAATGCCGTTGCTGATCGACAAGCTGGCGTTGAGCGCACCTTTCAGCAGCAGGTTTCCAGCACCAGTAGAGTCCGTGCCGATGCCAAAGAATGTAGCCGTTGCGGTGCCCGCCGTACATTGACCGAACTGCACCAGCGCGGTGTTGGCAATGGTGCTGACCGTTCGCGTCCAGCCGCCTGCCGTGCGGTTCACCGCCACGCGAGCGTAGCCTGTATAGCTGATCTCGTTGGTGCTCTGGTTGCCCGCCTCTCCAGGGTCTGCGCTGTGCAGCGAGATGTAAAACGAGCCTGCCGTAGCCGAGTTCTGCAGGCCAGCAACGTCCCCGACGTTCGCCCAATCGACATTCAAAAACAGCAGGTCAAGAAATGCCTGCTCGGCAGCGTTGGTCATGCTCATAGTGGACCCTTTCGATGTTTAATATTTAGCCTATGCTAAACCAATGTGTTGGGTAGGAAACGGAAAACTTACCGTTGATGCTCTTTGTTGCATTTGGAAAAGCAAACACAGCAACAGAACGATTTTCCTTGCTTGCGTTATACACAAGACAGCCTTGGGCCTGAATGCTGCAATTCTCCATAACCACATCAGCGAACTTGACCGCGACACCGTGCTGCGTAGGAGTTAACTGCATGTCCTTTAGGACTACTCCACCGGGCGCATAACCCTGACCAGAGCATTCTCCCATAGGATCATATGCTTTTGTGTCTTTGTTTAGCTTGGCATCGGCCTTATAAAGCGCCATGCGGTATTCGTCCTTTGATGAATGAACTCCATCCATCAATTCCATGATGAAACTTCTGCAAGTAGCAGAGTTAATCATGCTCGAAGGTCTCCGCACCAACAACCACACCATCCTCGTTGCGGATTAGCTTGATCGTCTTGGGTTTTGAGGGCTTATCCTCTTGCTTCAGGTTCATCTTGATCTCCATCGGCTCACTTTTCACAGTGATGTTGGGATTCATCGTGAACTCTGGCTGAAGAGCGATAACCTGTTCCGTAGAACCAATGTTCATCCTAGACCGCTGATTCCCGCCTCCGCCTCCAGTGTCTTGGGGGCTTGAGCCTGGGATCGTTTCGTCCTTCTTGTCCTGAACCAACTCATCGCCGCCCTCGATGTTGGACATTCCGAGGTATTCCCGAGCTTCGTTAGGCGTCAGGATGCCACCAGTGACACCGGCCTTGGCGAAGTTCATCTGATCCAGCGGAGCGCCCTTTAGGAAGTCTCGAGTGTCAAACTCGATGCAAAGGCTCGGGTACTGAGACAGAAGATGCTGCTTCAGCTTTTGTTGGATGTTGACAATGATCGGGTAAATAGCCGACTTGTAATACTCATCCAGCATGGTCTGAGTATTGTTGTACTTGGACTCTCCGATTCCGATCATGGACGGAGGCACACCAAAGATGCCGCAAATCCGCTTCATCGTCTGGAGCTTCAACTCTCGCGCATCAGCGTCCTGAAGAGTCAACATCTCCAGTGGCATGTACTTCATGCCTTGATCAAGCAACATGCCCTGACCCGGCTTGGAAGCATCAGTTCTTTGGGAGCCTGTCATGTTCGCCCAGGCTTCCTTCAGCCTCGACGCGATTTCCTTGTACTTGCCATCAGGGATAACCGACTCGGTAACAAACATGCCCGAGGGTTTGGCCCCGTTGAGCATGACGTAGTTGGCGTACAGGTCGATGTCTTGATCAAGAGAAACAAGTTCCGTTGCCAGGATGCCCTTGTTAAAGCCCGCAGAGCCCTGCCATGCCATGTCCTTGATGTGCATGACCTGATGCGAGGCAAGAGGCTCATCCTTCGAGAATCCGTAGGAAGGAGTAGACAACCTGTAGGACGGATACCGCGTAGGAGTGACCTGAACAGCAATCAGAGTGCTGTCTAGGATATACATCTCAATCGGAGTCTGACTAGGATTGCCTTGGTCCTTCCTCCACCACAAAGTAAAGGCTTCACCAGACAACTCATGCCACATCAACCACTGATACCAGAACTCATACTGACTTTGGAAGGCATTAGGGTTCTGAATCAGGTTCATCACCTGAATTGCTTTGGCCTTATTGCGCTCAGAAACACCTTCGCCTTCAATAGCGTCAACGTACTTGCCATCCTCAGTGCGGCACATCACCCGCAGAGGAAGTTGAGCAATAGACCGGGCTTTAGCACCAATACATGACATAACCGTCGAATTTCTCGACAGCATTGACATATCGACAACTCGACCAGCATCATTGACAGAACTGGTCGTTACATACAACAGTTGGCTGTTTACAACCGAGCCTTGCTTAGTCGCGCCATAGGTGATCTGGTTGCCTAGGGCGGTTTGCCCAAACAACGTATTGGCTTCTTTTGCCGATGTTTTCTTACGAAATACGTCGAAAATGCCCATGTCAGACCCCTTTGGCTACACTTTACCACTCTAATGATCTAAAACCAAATGAATCAGATACAAATACGTTATCTAGGTGGCCGTGTACAGCCATGATCATGGCGATGATACCGTCAACCTTTGCGGATGGGTCTGCTTCGTTCTTCCTAACCTTGATGTTGTCATTTACGTCTTTATAGACCTCGCAGTTTCCTAACTGCCAACCTACAAAAGGATTGCCATCGTGGTTAATAACCTTCTTCATAATCAACTCTTCTGTGGCTTTACTCGGGCTTGACAGCATTGCCATGCCCTGGCCGACCTTGACCACAGGAAGTCCGTCCGCGTACAGGTTAGCGACCAGATTGGCCGCGTTGTACGGGTCGTAGTTGATCTGCTTCACCTCATACTTTTCACATAGGTTGCGGACATATGTCTCGATTTCCCCGTGGTCTGTGACGTTACCCGGAGTGAGCTTGAGAATCCCACTCGCTTGAGCTTGTAGGTAGGTAGGTCGGTAGTGATTCGGAACGAGGTCAAGCGACTCTTCCGGCAGGAAGAACTGAAACTCCGCAAAGAACTTCTCGTCAGAATACCTGTGTAACGTGCAAATTGCGTTGAGGTCTCGGGAGTGCGCCAAGTCAAAAGCCACAAAGGTGGACTCTGGTTTATCAGTTGGTTTGGCGGATACGGAGCTATCCCAGAACCGGCGATCCACCCAAGCAGTGTTTGCAGAGACGTAAACATTCAACTGCTTGCAGAGGAACTCATTGAGGCTCGCAGGCTTTGCTGATGCCTCATCTGCCATGTGCTGGATGTGGTCGGTAGACACCGAAATCCCGAGCATTGGATTGGCCTTTGCCCAGATAGATTGGTCTTGCCAATTGTCTCCAGCATCGATGGAATAGAGAAGTCCAAACCACCGCCCGTTATCTTCCGCCGCGCCTCGAAGGATCGTCTTGAAGTAGTTGAGGTCTTCATAAAACTTGGTTTCCTTGGTGAAGCTGGCCGTCGTCAGATAAATCCGAAGAGGATTCTTCCGAGCACCCATGCCCGAATGAAGAACCTCAATAGACGCTCTCTCAGTGATCTGTGCCGCTTCATCTACCATCGCGCATGAAGGGTTCTTGCCGTCGCCGGTTTTCCTATTCTCACGGGACAGGGCTCGGTAAGTGGAAGTCGAGTCCCCCTGCTTCTTGATCTCGTTCCTGTACACAAGGTACTTCGCAGCCAGATTGGGGTCCATAGACTCCACAATCGCCTTAGATGAGTCAAAGCAGATGGATGCCTGTTCCCGACTCGTAGCCAGCGTAAACACTTCCGCTCCAGCATCACCAAACATCAACTCATACAGAGCAATGATCGACGCAATCGTGGTCTTACCCGACTTTCGAGGCACATAGAGGATTACGTCCGTAACCCAACGCTTACTGTGGTCTGACTTCGCTCGGAAGCCATAGAGCCCACATAGGAACATGATCTGGAAAGGCTGAAGCTCAATCGGCTTCCCAGCATCCGGCCCCTTAACGTGGTTGCAGAACTTGACGAACTTGAGGATGTGCTCCGCTTTGGCAGGCACAAACTCATACGGCGCGTCCTTGCGTTCCGCCATGTCGAGGAACCGCTGGCAGGCGAGTTGTACGTCCTCGCAAGCCTGGATGTCGCCTCGGGTTACTCCTGCTGCGTATTGGAATGCAGGTTCAAGCAGGCTGGAAGAGTTCATCGACTGAGGTAGGCTTGTTAACCATCTTGGGGCGACCGCGAGCAACTAGAGCAAGTTCACCAAGAATCTTGATGATCTTGTCCGTTGACTCATTCCTGATCTTCGTCCAAGGGCTAGTAGCGATACCAGACGGATAAACCGAGGTCTGCCCATTCTCGAGAATCTGCATATGGGCCTCCAGCAAGGCTTCCATTTGCATGATCAGCGTACCAATCAAAAGCTCATCACTGGGAGAAATCGGACCAGTTGAGTTTTCGATCTCTGCGCGAATGGCAGTCTCAAAGGCCATTGCGTCCCAAGTGTTTGGATCACGCAAATAACCAATGATGTGGCGTGGAGGTTTACGTTTGAGTTCAGACATGGGGTTTCCTTTCGTGTCTTATACCTCAATCCTACACCAAACAGATAATGGAAGTGTCAACTTAGGGTATGTGAGAAATTGACTAATGATACGGCGACCACCG